CTTAAAAATTCTTATGAGATGGATGAAGCCGTTTATGGGGGTCAAAAAAAGGAACCAAAAGATACCCGAATGGTTGTTACCAAAGCAGATAAGACTGGAAATACTAAAGCATGGCAAAACTTTAAGTCAGGCAACCCTGCATATAAAGCAGCAGCACATCTTCAAAAATCATCTTTTGAACCAGAAGGTGATGTAGTTGATGAAGATCTTGCACAAGCACGTAAAAATGTCGGTGCTAGTAAGTGTTGGCCTGGTAAAGTTGCTAGAGGAACAAAAATTAAAAATGGTAAAGAGGTTCCTAATTGTGTTCCTGAAGCAGCAAGAGAACCCTATGCAATCGGTATGGCAGCAGCGATGAAGTCAACTGGTGACACTCCACCACTAGAAAAATCGACTATTAAAAAAGCACATAAAATTGCTAAAAAAATTGAGGCAAAAGAAGCAGTAGATCCACAATCATCGTTGTCACCAAAACAAAAAGACACTGAACAACAGCAAACTTTAAATGCTAAAGCAAAGTTAGAAAGAATTTTAGCAACACGTAAAAGTGCATATCAAGAGGAGACTGAACTTGATGAATTAAATCGTTATGAAAAAGAAAAGGGTAAGGATTATAAAACTGGTAAACCAGTAACTAAAGGTGGAACCATGGGTGGTGATGATACTCATTCAAAAGTAATGAGACATATGCACAAAACCATGGGTGCTGGAAGGATGGGTGCTGGTGGTGCTATTCAACCAAGAGGACAAAAGAAAGTCCCTGGTAAGAAACCACCTACTGCAGGACAATATGGTGCTCCAGCATCTCCCGCACAAAAAGTTGCAAAACGTCGTGCTGATGCTCAAAGAGCAAGAGATAATATGTCTTCTAGATTTGATTGATACTAAATAGGCCAGGATACTCTCATACGGAGGTCATCATGGGCGCAGTAGTAGCAGTGGTAAAACCACTTCTAATTCAAATTGCAACACATCCAGCGGTCAAGAATCTTGTTCTAGACTTGCTCAAGAAGTACGTTGATAGTACAGATAATAGTATTGACAACGTAGTTTATGAATTGGTTAAAGATAAACTCTTTACACCACAAGCATGATTACTTGTTTTGTAACTAACTGGGGAGTAACCATTATTCTTGGTCTATTGTTTACTACATCTGAGTGGTTATCAAAAACAAAAAGATTTGAAGAAAATGGATTACTGGATTTGACTACAAATTTTTTAAGAGTAGTTCTTCATAAGGGACCTAAAAAATAAAAGGTCCTTTTTTTCTACCTCAGTGTTTTTATAAATAAAAAAAGAAAATAGTTATCTTAGGCAATCACATGGCACTCTGGGGAAATAATGATGCTAAGTTTTCAGGGGGTACAGTCTCTCTGAATTATGCTACTCTTGTTGTTACTGGTTCTGGAACTACGTTTGGTCAAGTTGGTGCTGCTGCCACTGGAAATGTAATTAGATTTGGTAGTAGAACTGATAGCACCTATGTTGGCGATGCTGTAATTGTTAGTATTGCTGGAACACAACAACTATCAATTGCATCAACTGCTGGTTTAAGTGGAGCAGCAATTTCTGGATTGGCATTTGATATTAGTGAACTTCCAAAATATACAGTTATTGATAGCAATTACACTCAATATAATGTGCAGAGTAACTCTGCGGAGACCACAGTTGTAGTTCAAACAAGTGTAGCTTCAACTGCTGCTGTTGGCGTGGCAACTGTTGCAATCGCATCAACTGCGGGAATTATTGCTGGAGATACTTTTGTAAGTGGTAGTGTCTCTAAAGTAATTGTTTCCATTGCTTCTACTACAGTATCCTTTGGTTCAACAATTGCAAGTTCTCTTGCAAGTGGTGCTGCTGTAAATATCACTAGATCAAGTGGTACTTATGGTAAGAGTGTTTACGGTGTTGCTGCTGCTGGACTGGAAAGTTCAGCAACAACTGCTTATGAATTAACTCATGGTGGATGGGTTGGTGTTACTACCTATGTTGACCAACACGGCAATCTTAGAGTTAAAAAGGAAACTCTAGTTGCAATGTCTGGAATTACAACTGGTAATACTCCAATTTATGACGGCAATCCACTTGCTTGATAGATAGTTGAAAATATGAATTTTACTGAATTGAATGAAGATAATTTTTTATTATTTGCTATAAAAAATTATGAGAACCCTCAAGCGGTTACAAAAGATGATTTTGATAAAGACCTAAATCATTTTAAGTATATCAAAAGATTACTTAAAAGGTATAGAAACAGTGGTCAATTGAAAACTCATCTTTTGATTAATCATTTTATAATTCTTTATAATATTTTTGGAGAAGCAGCTACACCAATGCTCTTTTATAAGATAGAAAGGGATTTATGGGATGTAATGAAAACATTTATTATATTTTTGAATAGACTCCCAGAATATCCTAAAACTTATATCCACGATATTCCTGTTGACATTCACTGTTTAGCAGAACTACGGAAGGTTTATAAAGATGAACCCACTTGATAAAATCATTCAAATTATTCGAGAAAATATGGTTGCTAATGCCCCAGGAACAAGTGGTGGATATACGTCAAAAGGTGAACCTACAACAGTTGCTGGATTTGACCCTGTGATGGATGGAAGAACTAAAGTTATGAGAAGACTTCCAAAAGAATACAGTAAATTTTTAAGGAAAAACAAAAAGAGGTAATATGTTTTCCCAAGAATCAAAATTAGCGGTTCTTGAATCTAAACTCGGTATTTACGAAGATTTATCCCGCGAAATGCTAGCAAAGTTAGAAGCAGCGGTTGATAAAATTTCAGAAGGTAATTCTCGCATTGCAACAATCCTTGCAAAGCACGACGAAAGGATTGAGCAAAGCATGAAGAATGATGACCTTCTCATCAAAATGATTGATGAGATGAAGGAAGATAATAATAAAGAGCATCAGGAAATAGAACAAAGATTTCAAATAATTCAAACAAAATTGGATGAGTTATCAAAGTTTAGATGGCAGGCAGGAGGAGTCCTTGCTGTTTTTGTTTTGGGACTTACATTATTCAACGGATTTATACCAAAACCAACCGCTCCACAACAGGTTATAATAGAGCGCACAAAATAAATAATCATGGTTTAGTTAGAACCATGATTAAGAAACAACATAAGAATATTGACTCAGTTTACTGTCTACAAGAATTAACAAACACAGTCATTAAATGGACTAGCGTTATTAGTGTCTGTTTAATGGATTTGGAGGTTGACAGCAGGTTCTGGGGATGGTAGTATTGGTCAACTCAAATTAATTGTTATGGATTATGTTGACGTTAGGTTTATTAACCTAATAGCTCCTCGTCTTCAAAAGTTTAAGTTTGTAAAGAAAGACCTGTATAATTTTAGGTGTCCAATTTGTGGAGATTCTCAAAAGAACAAAACTAAGGCGCGTGGATATATTTACAATGTAAAGAATAATGCAAATTATAAATGCCATAACTGTGGAGTTAGTTTATCTTTTAATAACTTCTTAAAAAAGGTTGACTCCGAACTTTATAAAAAATATACTTTAGAAAAATTTAAAGAAGGTCATACTGGAAAAAATTTTACAACAGAAGAACCTAAATTTGAATTTGCAAAACCAGTATTTAAAAAGAAACTGGATTTGCCCAAAGCATCAGAAGTTCCAATTGCCAGAGAGTATCTAGAAAATAGAAAACTTAATCCAGAAAAGTTTTATTTCACTGACAAATTTAAAGAGTGGACTAACACTCAAAAAGTTACGTTCGACACCATTGGTAGAGATGAAAGTCGCATTATTATACCAATGTATGATACTGATAATAACTTGATTGGATTCCAGGGAAGATCCTTAGGTTCAAACTCTGTTAAATATATTACTGTGATGCTTAGTGAAGATGCCCCAAAAATTTATGGACTCAATCAAATACAAAAAGACAAAACTATCTACGTCACCGAAGGTCCGTTCGATTCCACTTTCATTCCAAACTCGATTGCTCTTTGTGGAGCTGATGGTGATCTTGGTAAGTGGGGTATTAGCAATCCTGTTTGGATCTATGATAACGAACCACGTAATGCCGAAATCGTCTCCCGCATTGCTCGTGCCATTGAACGAGGAGAAAGAATTGTCATCTGGCCCTCTAGTATAAAAGAAAAAGATATTAATGATATGGTTTTATCTGGACTTGATGTTAAGTCCGTGATAGAATTAAATACTTATTCTGGATTAGAAGCAAAACTTAAATTTACCACTTGGAAGAAAATATGAGCAACGGAATTAAAGTAATTAAGAGAAGCGGTAAGGTTGAACCAATCAACCTTGATAAGATGCATGTAATGGTTGATCTTGCATGTAAAGACCTTGCGGGAGTGTCTGCATCTCAAGTAGAGATTCAATCTGGAATACAATTTTATGATGGTGTAACAACATCTCAAATTCAAGAAATTTTAATTCGGTCTGCTTCTGACTTGATTGATCTTGAACACCCAAATTATCAGTATGTGGCAGCAAGACTTCTTTTGTTTTCTATTCGTAAATCAATTTATGGAAAACTGCATGATATCCCCACTTTAAGTGAGCATATTGATAAATGCGTTAACAAAGGTGTCTATGATGAAGATATTCTTTCTAGATATACTAAAGAGGAATTTGCAAAGGTTAATAGTTTTATTGACCATACTCGTGATTTCTTATTCACTTATGCTGGACTTCGCCAGGTAGTTGATAAGTACCTTGTGCAGGATAGAAGTGGTGGAGGTGTATATGAAACTCCTCAGTTCATGTATATGATGATTGCTCTGACTATCTTTGCAGAGTATCCCAAAGAAACCAGAATGTCATATGTCAGGAGGTACTATGACGCAATCTCAAAGCACAAAATCAACATTCCCACACCTATCATGGCAGGAGTGCGAACTCCACTTCGACAATTTGCTAGCTGTGTTCTTGTTGATGTTGATGACACCCTCGATAGCATCTTTACTTCTGATATGGCTATCGGCAGGTATGTTGCACAAAGGGCGGGAATCGGTATCAACGCAGGTCGCATCCGTGGCATCAACAGCAAAATCCGAGGGGGAGAAGTTGCTCATACAGGTGTTATCCCATTCCTCAAAAAGTTTGAGGCAACTGTCCGATGCTGCACTCAAAATGGCATCCGAGGTGGATCAGCAACTGTCCACTTCCCAATCTGGCACCAAGAAATAGAGGACATTCTTGTATTAAAAAATAATAAAGGAACCGAAGATAATCGTGTTCGTAAGTTAGACTACAGTATCCAAATTTCTAAACTCTTCTATGAACGATTCATTCAAGACGGAGAAATTACCCTCTTCTCCCCGCACGACGTTCCTGGTCTGTATGATGCTTTTGGGACTGATCGATTTGACGATATGTATGTGGATTATGAACGAGATCAGTCTGTTCCAAGAAAAACTATTGGAGCTCAAGAACTCATTCTGGACCTCTTGAAAGAGAGGGCAGAGACTGGTCGTATTTACATTATGAATATTGACCATTGTAATTCTCATTCATCTTTTAAAGATAAGGTGAATATGAGTAACTTGTGTCAAGAAATTACTCTTCCAACAGACCCTCTTGAACACATTGATGGTGAAGGTGAAATTGCACTCTGCATTCTTTCTGCCATTAATGTTGGAAAAGTTAAGTCTGATGAAGAACTTGAAGAACTTTGTGACTTGTCTGTTCGAGGACTTGAGGAGTTAATTGACTATCAGAAATACCCAGTAAAGGCGGCAGAAATCGCCACGAAGGCGCGTCGTTCTCTTGGTGTAGGGTATATTGGTCTAGCACACTATTTGGCAAAACTTGGATATAATTATTCTTCACAAGAAGCATGGGATGCAGTTCATGGATTGTCAGAATCTTTTCAATACTATTTGTTGAAATCATCTAATCAAATAGCAAAAGAAAAAGGTTCTTGTACATATTTCAATAGAACAAAGTATGCTGATGGTATTCTCCCAATCGATACATACAAAAAAGACGTAGACGAAATTTCATCTATTAACCTTCAACATGATTGGGAAGAACTTAGAGCATCAATCCTGGCTCACGGTCTCAGGCACTCAACACTGTCCGCACAGATGCCATCGGAGAGCAGTTCCGTTGTGTCAAACGCAACCAATGGAATCGAACCTCCTCGCGGATACTTGTCCGTTAAAAAGTCGAAGAAGGGACCTCTCAAGCAGATTGTCCCGCAGTATCAAACACTTAAGAATGCTTATACGCTTCTTTGGGATATGCCTGACAATACTGGTTATATCAATATTGTTGCTGTTATGCAAAAGTTCTTCGATCAAGCGATTTCTGGAAACTGGTCGTATAATCCAGAAAATTATCCCGATAATGAAGTTCCTACTTCAGTAATGGCAAATGACTTTTTAAGAACTTACAAGTATGGTTGGAAGACTTCTTATTATCAGAACACTCATGATATGAAGAGTGATGAAATTGAAGATAAGATAGATAATAAAGTCAAGAATCTTCTTGATGATATTCTAGAAACTTCTGAAGAGGAAGATTGTGAAAGTTGTAAAATTTGAGTTTGATAACATTTTTTAAGTTTAAATAATTTAGGGAGACATAGAGGTATGCAATTTAATTTTCTGGAAACCGACAAAAAACAAAATATCAGAGGAATGACGGTTTTTAACACCGAACAAGTAGAATTAAAAAAACAACCAATGTTTTTTGGTCAACCGTTAGGAATCCAGAGATATGATTCATACAAATATCCAGTCTTCGATAAACTAACCACCCAACAACTTGGATACTTCTGGAGACCTGAAGAGGTATCTCTCCAGAAGGACCGTGGTGACTATCAAACATTACGCCCTGAACAAAAGCATATCTACACTTCTAACTTGAAGTATCAGATTATGTTGGACTCTGTTCAGGGTCGTGGACCTGGAATGGCATTTATTCCATACTGCTCACTTCCTGAATTGGAAGCATGTATGGAAGTGTGGGGATTCATGGAGATGATTCATAGTCGCTCATACACATATATTATTAAAAATGTTTATTCCGACCCTAGTGAAGTATTCGACGCTATCATCACAGACGAACGTATTCTAGAACGTGCTAGGAGTGTTACTGAGTCATATGATGACTTTATCCAAGCGGCACAACAATACGGTTCTTCACATGATTGGTTACATCGATTAGAGGGTGTATACTCAGCAAAGGAGTCACTCAAAGATGCTAAACGAAAACTCTACAGAGCAGTTGCCAACGTCAATATTCTTGAAGGTATTAGGTTCTACGTTAGCTTTGCTTGTTCTTTCGCATTTGGTGAGCTTAAGCTTATGGAAGGATCAGCTAAAATTATTAGTCTTATCGCAAGAGACGAAAACCAACATTTAGCAATTACCCAAAATATTTTGAATAAGTGGCGAGATGGTGATGACCCTGAGATGAAGCAAATTGCAAAAGAAGAGGAAGAGTGGGTCTATAAAATGTTTGAACGTGCGGTAAATGAAGAAAAGAGATGGGCAGAATATTTGTTTAAAGATGGTTCTATGATTGGATTAAATGATAAACTTCTTTGTCAGTATGTTGAATGGATTGCTAATCGTAGAATGAAATCGATTGGTCTTAAACCTCTTTATGATATTTCTGCAAAGAACAATCCACTTCCTTGGACACAGCATTGGATTTCTTCAAAAGGATTGCAAGTTGCTCCACAAGAAACAGAAGTTGAATCTTATGTTGTTGGTGGAATTAAACAGGATGTTAATAAAGATACTTTTACTGGATTTAAACTTTGATACTAGGGAGGGTTAACCTCCCTTTTTTTATAAATACAAATAAACATCTAATTCTAGGGATATGAACTTTACTAATATTTCTGAAGCATACCAAGCAATTTATGAACCAATTGAATTGGTTGAAGAATTCCTTTCAGAGGAATACGACGGTATCGAAGATCTGACTGAAGAGAATTTCAGTGACATTGTTGAAGAAACTGTCTATGAAGTTTTAGAAGAAGGTCTTGAACTTGATGAGTTAGATGATATTTTTGAAGCAGTAATTATGGAACTTAATCCATATGCTCCTGCTGGATCAAAAGATGCTAGAGCATATCAAAAGTCAACTTCATCATCTAAGCGTGGTGCTGAGAGAGCAGCAGCAGTCTCTGCAGCAAAGGAAAAGGTAAAGGGTGCAGTTAAGAGTACAGTTAAGAAAGTTAAAACAAAAGCTATTTCTGCTAAAGGATCTGCTGAGAAGACTACAAAGGGACTTAAGCAGCAGTCTCATGTTGGTCTTGCAAAATATGCAAGTAAGCATAATTTAGTTAAGGGTGCAGGTCTTAAAACTCAGTCAAGCAAAGGTAGAGGTGAACTTCGCTCTGCAGTTGTCAAGCATGTAGGTTCTAGAGTTAAATCAAAAATTAAATCTGCAATTGGTAAAGTAAAGCAAAAGGCAGCATCTGCAGCAGTCTCAGGATATGCAGCAGCACGTTCTGCTAAGCAAGCAGCATCTGATGTCAAAAACAGAGCAGTACAATCTGTTAAGAATAAGGCAGCAGTTGCAAAGCGTAATGTAAAGGGTGCAGCAGGTGCAGCAAAAGCAGGTGCTAAGAGTGCTGTAGGTAAGGCAGCAAGAGCAGTCTCCACTGGTGCTGGTAAGGTTGCTTCCAAATTGGGTGAAGAGTTTGATACTTATGATATCGTTCTTGAGTATCTTTGTGTAGAAGGTTATGCAGATACCTTAGAAGATGCAGAATGGATTATGGCAAACGAACTTGACTTTGATACTATTGATGAAATCATTGAAGCTTTTAAAAGTGCTAATCTTGATAAAATGAAGGCAAAGGAAGCACAACATGCCAGTGATGCTTTTAAAAAGGGAACTAATGATGATGGAAAGTATAGAAGCGATTCTAGAAATAGATCAATGAAGATGCATGGTATTCGTGGTGCAATCGAACGTGGTGAAGACCCAAGAGCAGATACTTATGGTGGTGCTCAGAAAAAACCAGTTGATCATCGTGCAGGATTTTCAAAAAATCCATTAAATAATCCTTCAAGACCTGTTAAAAAACCTGGAGTATGAGTTTAAGACCCCTCTCATGAGGGGTCTTTTTTTTATCTAAATACCAAAAAAGGTAATGTCTCAATGGTTGACTATGAGAATCCTTGGATCTACAATGGAAAGGAATTTGATTCAAGTGATATTCAAGATTATTTTGGTTTTGTATATCGTATTGATTGCAGTCAGACTGGTCGCAAGTATATTGGTAGAAAGTATTTCTGGAGTTTCCGCACACCAAGAGGAAAATCTAGAAAAGTTAAGGCAGAATCTGACTGGAAGTGCTATTATGGATCGTGCCCAGAACTCAAGGAGGATGTGAAAAAGTATGGTAGGGAGAATTTTACGCGCACTATTATCTCATTACATAAAACAAAGGGCAAAACTAACTTTGAAGAAACAAGACAACTCTTCTTTAATAATGTCCTCACAGAAGGACTTGACGACGGAACCCCTGCCTACTACAATAGCAACATCCTCAGCAGATACTACAGAAAAGATTATTATGGTAGAAGCGACGACTGAAGAAATTGTTGGTCATGTTTATCATTGGGCAATGGACCGAATCGAATCAATGACAAAAACCAAACCCACAGAGAATCAATTTAAAGATGCTATGGCAATTGCTGGTGAATTTGAAGAATGGATTGATTCGGAAACGTTAGGAATAGAAGATATTGAAATTATGTCAATTGAACGGTATTAATCTTTACAAACACTAAAATATAAATACGTTAGTGTTTATAGAGATAATCCATGACTCTAGATCTTCATAACTTTTTTAAGTTTTATGATGATGGTAATGCGAATCATGTAGCAGCAGTGCAGTGGTTAGAGGATAACCTACCTGCTCAATTCCTAGATGATTCAGAGACTGATTGGATTGGCATCTTCAGAACTAAACCACCAACTCCAGCAGTACTTGATGTTCCATATTTTAATCAAGTAGATAACTACAGAGATGCACATAGAACTTGTAACAGTTCATCGTGCGCTATGTGCCTTGCCTTCCTCAAGCCAGGAAGTATCAAAGGCGACGATGAGTACGTTAAAAAGGTATTTGCGATTGGCGACACGACTGACCATGCGGTACAGACAAAAGTCCTCGCAGGTTATGGTATTAAGTCCCACTTTAGTTACAATCTTTCCTTTGCTGACATTGATAAGAGTCTTGATGCTGGAAAACCTGTTGTTATTGGTATCCTGCATCGCGGTTCTTTATCTAATCCTACTGGTGGACACATGTGTGTAGTCATCGGTAAGACTCCAGATGGTAAAGGATATTTTGTTAATGACCCATATGGTTCCCTCAACGATAACTATACTGGTCCTGTGACAAATGGTAAGAAGACCATTTACACTAAAGCAGTTCTCAAGCATCGTTGGTGCCCAGGAGGTAATGATGGGTGGGGAAGGATCTTCGACTGAGTTTAAGAAAAAAATTCTGGAAGAAGTGAAAAAACTCACAAACCAAGGACGACATAAAGAAGCAGACGAATTGTTTCAAATTTATTTTCCAAATGTAGGAGGACCAAATGGCAAGGATTGATTTACACAACTTCTTCAAGTTTTATGACGAGAAGAATCCTAACCATGTTAAAGCAGTTCAGTGGTTAGAAGATAATCTCCCAGTTAAGTTCCTTGAGGACAATGTAGATTGGGCAGAGATTTATCGTGGAAAAAAGACTAGTGCTGCACCAGACCCTGCCGCTGCTGCAGCTCCTGTAACTGGTGGTGATGATGTCCCACAAATGGGCATCAAGTTGATTAAAGAGTTTGAAGGATGCCATCTAAAGGCATATCCAGACCCCTTATCTGGTGGACTTCCAATCACAATCGGATGGGGTTCAACTCGTAAGAAAGATGGTTCCCCATTTAAGATGGGTGATGCAATCACACAACAGGAAGCTGATGAACTATTGATTAGTCAGTGCAAGAACCAGTTTCTTCCTGCACTTCGTAAAATTCCACATTGGGGGGAAATGTCAGATGGAAAAAGAGGCGCTCTTCTCAGCTTTGCTTATAATCTCGGCGCTGGTTTCTACGGTGGTGATAACTTTAATACTATTACTAAACGCCTGAAGAATAAGGAGTGGGACTTAGTTCCCGATGCTCTTTATCTCTACCGCAATCCTGGTTCTAATGTGGAAGCAGGTTTAGCACGTAGAAGAAAGGCAGAAGGTGAAGCTTGGAAAAAAGGATAAATAGTTACAATCATAACTGATTCTTGATCTTAACTGGTCTGAATCTACATACCCCGAGTCCTCTGAGACTTGGTGAATACTTTACTTTTAAACAACTTTAGTTTGTTTCGTTTAGTACACACTGAGTCATAGAGGACTTTTTATGTCTTACGCTAAGAAGGCGCTTGCTGTAGCGTCTGCTCTTTTAATGGGAGCACCAACCGCATTTGCGGATACGATTTCTGGTACAGATTTTGAGGGGGGAACACTATCTGGATGGAATGTTGGATCTCAACCAGGAAATCTAACAAATGGAACAATCACTGGTAACGGAACTGGTGTCACCGCAATCAATGGTTCAGTAACATTTAATGCTCCTTCTCATGGCGCGGTAGGAAGTCCTACTCTTCAAGATGGATCGCCAAATCCATATCATGCCCCAGCAACAACACCAACAACTTGGACATTCTCTCCATATGGAACTGCTGGTGCTGCATTACAACCAACAGGTTCAACAACATTTGATGCAGCAACTTCTGCATTAGGTCTTACATCTGCAGAAAATCAAGCAATCAAAACAAAACTTCAGCAAGACCAACAAGCATCGGGACTAGGAAATCCCAATCCAACTAATGCTGCTTGGATAACTCAAAATGTAAATCTTGATGCTGGAACTACTTACACGATGTCTTGGAACTACATTGGAACTGATTATGTTCCATTTAACGATGGTTCTATCACATCTCTTGTTTATCAGGGAACTGGTTCTACTCCAGTCGTAACTGTCAATAACTATGTTCAGAACTATGCTCTACTTGGATTTACCAATCCAGGAACAGGAGATTACTCAACAGGAACCTATGGTTCTACTGGATGGCAAAATTCAACATATCAAGTTGATGTAACTGGTGCTTACCTATTAGGATTTGCAGTATTTAATCTTGGAGATACTTCACTTTCACCAGTTCTTTTAGTTGATAGTCAACCAGGAACTACATTAGCAAATGGACAACCATTTGGTGCTGTTGCTCCCAACAATCCAAATGCTCCCACAGTAAATCCAACCCCACCCACACCTCCAACTCCAACTCCAACACCACCACCTGCTCCAACAGTAACTGGAACATCTACAACAGATCAGGTATCAACATCTTCATCAACTTCAAATGTTGTAGTAACAGCTCAGGTTACTTATAATGTAAGCAATCTTGACGGTAATGGATATGGAGTAGTTCAGAACTATACTGATACTGTAGAAACTACAACTCCAGTTACTACAACTACCACAACTACAACTCCAGTTACAACCACCACATATTCTGATGGTTCTACAACCACATCAAATGGAACGCCAGTTGTAACTAGTTCAACGTCTAATGGACCTTCTACATCGCAAGTAACGGCAACAGTTCTAAACTATACATCAACGATTGCTCCTTCCGTTTCTTCTGCGATTGCCGCTTCTCAAACACTTCCAGCAGTTACAACCAAAGTATATAATTTTGAAGCAAGTGAATCTAGTGGAAAACAACAAATCAAAAAACAAACGGTGACAACTGTAACCACTCCAATGGTTACTACCACAACTACAACTCCAGTTACCACAACTGTTTATGCTGATGGAACAACAACCGTAATTGACGGAACTCCATCATATTCTTATGCTTATTCTAATGATGTTGCAGTATCAGATTCTTATGATTTTTACTTTGGTAGAGTGGATCAGTTAGAAGTTCTTGATGGAATTAATGATGGTATTAATGGACTTTTGAATCATGAACCAACCGCAGGTAATCAAAGATTAAGAGTATTTGAGAATAACAGATTTGTTCAGTCTTATAATGCTGATGGTTATAATGCTGATTCTAAAATCTTCGGTGGTGGGTTTGAGTTTGATGTAACCAAAGGTTGGACTCTTGGTGCTCAGTATAATAGAGTTAACACAAACCTCAATGGCGTTGACTCAAGCACACAACAGAACAAAGACCATTTCGGTATATTCAGTGAACTCAGAGGTAATACACTGACTCTGAATACCAATGCTGCGATTGCGAACAGCAATTATAAGTACAATAGAAATGTAGAAGGTGTCTTTAATAATGCTGGTGAAACAACTGGAACTGAGTGGTGGGTTTCTAATCGATTATATTGGCATCTTAATAAAGCAGTAAAACCATTTATTGGTTATACTGTTCAAAATGTAAAGAGAAATGCATATAATGAAACTGGTTCCATTCAGTCTGCTAGAAGTGTTGATGGTCACAATCAAACAACACATGTTGGTGAAGCAGGACTTAAATTAGAAACTCGTTTTGGTGGCAAGAAGAAAGATTTATTTGGTGTCAGTGTAGAAGGTGCTTATGGAACTGATAGTTCTTATGGTGTAA